TTTCCAATAAACAGTTGAATTTGTCAATCCAAGAGTTTGTTGATCATACCAATCCAGAGGTGTAGATATTGAAGTAGTTGTATTAAACACACCAATTGTAGTGGTTCCTGAGGCAACTGGTGAGTTAGATGCTAGAATCAAAGTATCTTGTTGGAATCCATTAACATTGGTTGTTCCAAAACCAACAATTGAAGTTAATGGTACTAATGCCCCATTGTCTGAAACTGATCTTATGACCTGTGAAGAAACATATCCTGCACTTGCGAATGGTGTTGCTCCAGTAACAGAAGGACCAGGAAGAACAATAGAAGATCCTGTGGCAACAACGACAGAAAGATCGGATACTGTTGATGATTTGACTCTAACAAGTGTTCCAGTTGAATTAATACCTACAGAATCTGAAGATTTAAACTCGTATGTGCCACCTTGTTGATATGAAACTTCACTATCAACTCCTCCAACATTTTTGCTGAGAACTTTAACATCTACTGAACCAGAATTAACTTGTGTGATGATTCCTTTCAATACTCCTGCTTCAGAAGTAGTTGTTCCGATACCACCAGTAGTTCTTGTGTACGAAGCACTAATACCGTAACCAACAGAAAGACCAGTCGTATTGATTGCGATTCTCTGGTCTGCGAGACCATCAATTACACATACTTTTAAATTATTTGCCCAAGATCCTGGATTTCTTGATGCCCAATACCAATTTGTATCAGAAGTATGATTATTATCATAATCTTCTAAAGATTCAATTTTTAATGAAACTGATGTTGCTGCAACTCCAGAATTTGAGTTACTTAAATTTGTTCCATTGCATCTTACAACTCTTAAAATTCCACCATAAGAAAGGAAAGATGATGCACTTAACCAATATTCATATTGACTATCTGAAGAAATTGGTTTTCCGAATACATTAAGTAAATCATTTTCATTTTCAATTAAAATAGGTTGATTAACGGGACCTTTTTGGAAAGGACCAGCAATAGCACCTACCTGATTTGTTCCAGCGGTAATTCCACCAACAGTTAAGTCAACTTCCCTAATTTTGACGCCAGGTGATACTAAATTTAACGCCATTTGTTTCCCCTCGTTAAGAAGTTCATTTTGCCTAGAAATATTTATAAATTACATACTTTACAATGGGGAAACGGCCAGTGAACATTTACCAATCTGGGTATTCCCAATAAAATGTGCTTATATTTTTTTTTCTATTTTGAGTGATTCTTTTGATTGTGCATATTTTACATTCATATGAATATGCGGATGATATATCCCCTCTACCTTTACGAGTTAAATAAAAACCATCAATCAAATCTTTTATTTCTTTACAAACTCTACATTTTCTTTCTGTTAAAAATAAGTGCTCCAATTCAAACTGATCACTTATGTTCATTTATCTGTATTCCCACATATATGACCTGTCACCGTACTCATCTAAATACCATCTATCTCCATCTTGATCAACAAAACTAGATTCATCTGTCCCATCAATAATAAATCCAAAAGGTGCCATATCTTGTTCAATCTGATCCTTTTGTTCTTCATAAATTCTTTTTCGGACATCATTATCTGTCATTTCTTTGAAATAGTCTTGGACCACTAACCAAGAAAAAATAACAAGACACATTGCAAGATCATCATTGCAACCTTCCTCTGCTTCAAATGATTGATTTTTTTGAATAAAAGTAGTCAATTCACTGATGATATCATAATCTTTAATTAATAACTTATCATCTTCAATAATTGTTTTTAGATTTGAGCAACCTACTTTTTTAACTGTCTTAGACATTTTAATGCCAAGTTGTGTCTTTTTGCCGGAAAATCCTTGACCAACTAATTGTCCTGCTCTTCCCCTCATAGAGCACATTAAAATATTATCATATTCTAAATCAAAATGCAAAATGCTTGATACTTGTTCTCCAATATCATTAACCTCGGTAAGAACAAATGCTTTATTATATGCTTTTGCAACTTCGTGAATGATATTTGGAAAAAGCATAGGTTTAATTTCGTTATTACGATATTTTGCAACAACTTTGTATGGAAACTGACTTATATCAAATACAATAAATGCAGAATAATCATTACTCATTCCACGAGATACGTCTACAGTCATTAAATAGGTATTATTCTCTTGGGGTTCTTCATAAACATCTAGACCTTTACTTCTAGTTAATGGATCATCATATGCCATCATTCTCAGTTTTGATGCCGTAATTAATGTATCAACAGACCCTAAAAATTCACATTCAAATTCTTGTGTGAATTGTCTTTCTGAAGTGTTTGCAATTGTTTGTCGTTTCCATTCCGCATCTCTTCCTGGAACTTGAGACCAATGAACCTCTAACGGAATGTAACCATTTTTTCCTCTTTCGGCATCATGCCAAAGTTTATAAAACATATTCATCCCATTAGGTGTTGAGATGATAATCACTTTTGTAGTATTACCAGAGGAAATTGTAGGATATACAGAGGAAAAAAATTGCTCCGCAATATGATTTGGAATAAAAGCAAATTCATCTAAGAAAATAATATTAAAAGAGTTTCCCCTTACAGCAGATGAAGATGTAGATGCTGCCACAATTTTAGATCCATTTTCCAATTCTAATGATCCTTTATTCCAAGAACCAACTCCTTGTTGCATCCAATCTGGTAAATTTTCATAAGACAATTGCAATCTTTGTAATAATTCTCTTGCTGTTTCTGCTTTATTTGCAAGAATTGCAATTCTTATATTATCATTAAAAAGTGCATAATGAAGGAGATAAGAAACTACAGTAGTTGATTTTCCTGTTTGCCTTGGTAGTTTTGCAATATTAAATCTATTAATGTGAAAGTTACTAATTAAAGTTTCTTGAAAATCATACATACTAAACGGAATTAATCCGTGATCCAGAGATACAATTTTTACATAATTTTTTGCAAAATATATTGGATCACTTTTGCATTTTAAATATTCATCAAGTCTCTCCTTTGTCCAATCTATTGAAACATTTTCTGCTTTTAGATTAGGATTTCCCTTATAGTGTTTTTCCATCAATTAATCCAATTTTTGATATAACTTCTTGTTGTTGTAGGTATAATTTTATAAATGACTTTGCTATATTTCTTACTTGTTCTATGTTTTCGCAAGAATCAACTTCCCTTGAAATTCTTTCATATTCAAAATTTTTAGTTAAACAATCTAAGGTTATTTTATCTGGATCCATCTAATTCTCCTGTAAATAATAAAGGTTTTGTTGGGTCTTTAATTGAAGGGTTAAAACTTAGAACAATTGCATCTGGATATATTTTTCTTAGTTCATAAGTTACTTGCTGTTTTGATGGTCTAGTGAACTGAGGGAAAAACATTTGTGCAGAAAGATATCTACCTCTCCAGTTAAACATTATAGAATAAGTAGAACCTCTTGATTGTATTCTAGTATATATTTCTCGGATATTTTTTATTTTATTATCAGAGTAATTATATTTTATTTCTTCATTTGCTGGATGAGGTCTATTTGGGTCATATTTTTTATTAGAAATTGAAATTGTGGGAAATGTGGGTTCAATAGCAGAAGAATATAATAACCAAGATTTTGGTCCATATTTACATTCTCTCATGGATTCCATTTTTTTGCAGTTGGGACAATATCTTTTTTCTCCTTCATATATTGGTCCATCCCAATCATACGCAAGAGCATCAGTGCTTTCCGATTTTGTTCCCCAACTATCCGCACCAACCTTTCGACACTTAACCAAAGCACCAGAAGCATATGCACTTGGCCAAACTCTATATCTTGATTTTACTTTATGATAGCAAGCATCTTTTTTACCACTACCTTTTCCTGGTCTGTCCTTTATTTCTTGAAGATTCATGTCACCTTCTGGTGTATAGTCGGTTTTGACATAAGTTGGTTTTGCTGCTCCAGATTTTTGTGGTTGATTTGGATCTTGACGACGTTTTCTTGCCTGAGCAGCAAGTCTTTCTTCTTTACTCATAGAAGCACGTCTCCAAGATGGTACACATTTTGGAGTTGCAGTTTCCCCTTCTTCTCTGGCACAAGCATCACCATCTACAACATCAACCCAACCACGTTTTCCCTTTTTACCTTTTTTACCTTTTGATTTGGATTGACCAAACCAAGCAAGAAGACCTTCTTCTTTAATTTTTTCTGCTTTTTTTAGTCTAGAGTAATAATCTGGAAGTTCTTCTAAGTGTTGTAAGGCAATCATTCTTGCCATTTTTTTACTTCCAGTGTGCTCACTTTCAACTTTAATTCCCATATCTAACTGAGAATTTAAAGTTTCTAATGAAATTTTGTGCTTTTTCGCAATCTCCTCTGGAGACATATATTTCTTGATAGGACCTTTAGGGTCAGTTGCTTCTATAAGAAATCGTGAAAAAGTTTTCATAGTTTTTAAACTATTTATTGTCTATAAATTGTTGTTTGAGTAATTTCTGTAAGTCTGCTGTTGACCCAACAAATAAAGCATTGGTAACATTTTTTGGACCTTTTACATCTTCTTCTTTTAATTTTTTCATTTTTTGTTGCAAATCAATTAATTTATCTGTTACATCTCCAACACTTTTAATCAGTTGACCTGCAACTTCATATGCTCTTGGACTTTCACTTTGATGAGCCAATTCCATAATATCATTGATTGCCTCTTGTCCTTTTTCTATTAATGAATACAGATTACCTCTTGTGTATTCAAAGTCCTCATCAGAACAATCTAATGGGATTCTTTCTTCAACTTTTTGAATATTTTTAGATTTAGTTGTTTCAACCTCTTTCACTATGGAGGTTGATTCTATATTTAGAGTTTCGTTTATTTTATCAAATTTACTTTTCATAACGATACATCAACTCCCTTTGTTGTACTATAGATTTTACCATCACCAAAATCAAAATAATTTTCACTAAATCCAAAATCATCATCTGGTTCAATTAAATTATTATCAGTTGCATTTATTACATCAACTGAAGAATTTATTGGATGAGGTATTGCAATAGTATTGTCTTGTCCTCTTAATACTTTTAAAGTATTTCCATCAATATTCTTAATAAACATTTCTTCTTTTTCTATCATAATATAAGTATTAGCAGTTAATAAGGATGCATTGGAAACTTCAATTTCTGTAACATATTCATTAATTTCTTCTGCTAAAGTGGTTGTATTATCGTTATTGTAGTCTTTAATTGCTCTTGGAGTTGCAGTATATCGCAATTGTCTTGAAGAATTTTTTGTATTAGTATCAGTGTAATAATCAACTTGAACTTTTTTGATTAACGCATCTGTACTATCTGCAATCGGACCAAAAATATATGTTTTAGCAACAAAATTTAAAGTATAAATTAAAACTCTTCTTGTTGTAAAATCACTTTCATAATTATCTTCCATTTGAATGTTTTCCAATATCATTGGAACATCTTTTTTTTCTCCAATGGATGATACTAAATCGATTGTTAATGAGAATGATGGTTGAAAAAATGGTAAAATTTGTTCTAAAATTTGAAGCATATCATCATTATATTTTGCCATTATGCTTAATTTTATCCCCAAATTATATGGGACTGGCATATAAACCTTAACTGCTTTATTTTGATTTTCTGAATTTAATGCTTTAAATGTTTGTACTGTAGAAACTTTTCTACTTGCATCATAATTAATACTTGATAATTCAAAAGACATACGAGGAAGAGTCAAAGCAACTCTTTTTCTTAAATCTGGTTTTTGTTCTAATCTTGCTAAAAACTTTTGAATAGGTCCATACGCAATAGGAACTTTAATTAAACTATAATCAGTTCCATCTTGCTCTTCGTGCTTAATTAAAATATTATTAAAAAGCGTACCAAAAGATATGATTGTCTTCCTTATAATTTCGTGATAACTATACGTTCCTAACATAATCAAACACTTTATAATTATTTAGTAATTGCAATTAGTAATCACCAAAAGGATTTCTTTGAGTAAAATCTAATATAGTATCGGACTCGTTTTCTATTTGAATATTTTCCGCATATGGATCATATAAATCATCAGATTGAATTGAAAAGACTTTGTGAGTTGCTTTTGACCCAACTATAAGTTCCCCTAAAGCAAAGTTTCCATTTGCAATTGAAACTTTAAGGACTTTTGTGTCAGCATCCCAATTTTTGACATATGCTGTTGTTCCGGTAGAAACACCTCTGACTGCTTCGTTGAAGATGAAATTGCCAGTTGAAGTTCCAACAGGAGAAGATAAAGTGACATTAGGTA